ATCGGTGGTAGGTCTCCTGAAGAACGCGAGTTCGTTCAAGGGACCAAGGGATTCATGGATCGTGTTCCTGTTGTAGGAATGATTCGTAAGACTGAAGACAACGGATGGTCTGTTGAATACTACCTCAAGAAAGACGGAAGACTCTACTCACGAGAGTTTGGCCCAGGAGGAACGGCTGGGGCGAAAGTTCACCCCTACCAGCTCATGTCGGCAGATGGGGACGAAGCAAAGAAAACATTCGAGGGACTGAGGAGCCAACCTGAGTGGAAGTCTGTCGGGACTTCCTTGAAGTAGGAAAGGGAACTACAATGGACCTTGATCTAATTCGAGTGTTGCGACGAAGGCGCTCTGTTGAGGAAGTCTTCAAGAGTGCTGTACTCCCTGTGGGGACGATTCGAGTGTGGGACGGTACTCGATACCAGAAGCAGTCGAACGGTTCGTGGACACCGATGCCTTCGGGTAAAGGTGGGGGTGAGGCGAAGACTTCATCTACACAGAAACCTGCTGCCAAGGAAGGTGCAGCAGCTCTTCAACAAGTCGCTCCCGGTCGTTGGGCAGTTCCAGGAACGGCTGAGGCGAAAGAGGCGGCACCGTCTGCGCCTCCTGGTAAGAGTGGGGGTAAGCTGTTTGCTTCTGAGAAGCCTACTCCAGCCGGTCCGTCCGAGGGTGAGTACAAAGTTGGTGGCGGCAAAGAACCGACGGAGAGACAACTGCACTACGAGAAGCTGTTTCAAGAGTCTCCCACGCACGATCAGGGTACGGTAGGAGAGTCGAGGAAGTTCTTCGCGCGGAGCTACACAAAGACGGGTCCAGGAGAATGGACTCGTGGGGAAAAGCAGAAGCCCCTCACAGAAGCCGAGTCTGCGGACCAGGACAAGGAGTTTGCTCAGCGAGGAGCACGTTCTGTAGCAGCTCGAAAGCGGCTTTACCATGCAGGTCTTATCAAAACGACAAACGACTTGCTCACCGTTCGTGATTCCAAAGGGCAGACCGTGAAGGCTCTGTTGGTTGACGTTGCAGACAACGGAAACACCTTGATTCTGGAGAGTGGATTCCACGAAAAGCTTTTCGTTGTGCGGGCACCGTGGGCTCCGAAGCCAGCGGTTCTCCAACCTCAAGCACAACCTCAAGCTCCGGCTCAACAACAGCAACCGGCGCAGCAACAGGCCCCTCCTGCGAAACGACCTGGCTTCATACAGAGAGTAGGGCGAGCCGTGAGCGCAGCAAAACAAGCGTTCGTCGCAAAGTCACATACAGAGAACCTTGATAGGAACTCCATTGGAGTAGGAGAGAGGACCGTGATGAGCAACGACTTGATGCGTGCTATAAACCGAAGACGAACCGTATCGGCGGTGACGCTGTACGGAGCGGAGAGGGTAGAGAAGTCGAAGAAGTTCCCGATTGGAACCGTACACGTTTGGGGTGGGGTTCGGTACAGGAAGATCGGCGAAGGGGAATGGGACATGGACAAAGACCCCTCGAAGCCTCATCAAGGTTGGGGTCCGTTGGGGGGAAAGATGAAACCCGAGGCGCAAGCCCACCTTGAAGCGAAGGGGAAGGGTGTAGAGACTCTAGCAGAACACGAAAAGCGCCTTGCGAAGGAACGCAAAGAAGCAGACGAGGATGTCAAGGCGTACAACTCGTACGACAAGAGGGGGAAACCGAAAGGGGAGACTGGCTACAGTCCTGAAGCGGCGAAGCGAGTCCACAAGGAGTTTCAGGAGAGTCCTGAAGGCAAGAAGTACGCTCAGGAAGAGTCTGCGTTTCGTATCGCACATGAACGGGGTGGATGGAAACCGGGAGAGACGGACGAACCGAAGAAAGATGTAGGAAAGCACTCGGTAGGAGCGCACTCTCCTTTCGATTCTAGAGCCTACGCGAGGCTGGACCCCGCCGCTAAGAAGTATGCGGATGAGCTGTACGAACAGTACAGTACGGCTCCCAAAGATGAGTCGAAGGGTGAAGAGAAGAAGGGTGTTCCGAAGGAACTTCGTCCTGTGGTGAAAAACCTGTCTCCTGAAATGCGGAAAGACTACCTGACGGTCTACTCTCGCCTTCAAAGAGCCTACGGCAAGGGGGCCAACATCGAAGTGGATTGGTCTCGGAAAAAGGAGGAAGGCGCTCAAGGCTTCACTGTGACGGTGCCTTCTGCTATTCATGGTAAACAGGAAGCCTATGGGAAGACTCCAACAGAAGCCTTTCACAAACTGGTGAAGCCTACGCAGGATGCTATCGACCGTTCCTTGAAATCTAGGAGCGAAGAGGAAAAGGAGTCTATCGGTATGAATTCTGACATCCTTCGAGTGATGAAGCGCAGGAACGCTGTAGAGTCTGTGCTGTCGAAAGCGAGGAAGGGAACACTCAACGAACTGACGAAGGCTACTCCAGTGGAAGAGGTAGAGGAAAGACGCGAGGAGAGGGAAATCACACTCAGCAAGTCTGCTACCCAGGAACTCGACCTCGCAGGCTTCACAATCTTCCACGGTGACGTGCTGGAGAAAGCACAGCGACCCGGCCTCGTACAGAAGAAAATAACCGTCAACCGTGGAGGGAAGTCGTTTCAACAGACGGTGTGGGTGAGGCAGGGAGAAGAGAGAACTCCAGAGGAACAGAAAGAACAAGACGCTGCGAAGAAGGAAGTCGAGAAATACTGGGAGGGGTCCATTCAGCGACACGAACCCAGGAAGACTACCGATTCGTCGGGTAAGGTTACAGAACGTGGGGGAGAGAAAACAGGAAAGCCCGAGCCTCTGTCCGAGAAGGAACGCGAAGAACTTCGCTCGAAGTACCCCAGTGCTTTCGGGAAAGAGGGTGAGTCTACCACCTGGGGTCAGAAGAAAAAGGATGTGGCGGCTTTTGAAGCAGCGGCACAGAGACCGGGGACGTTGGAGCATCGAGCGAAGCATTCAGGACCCGAACAGGTCAAGGACATCATACCGCGTGTCATGGCGAATGTGGGAGAGGGGCGTGAGAAGCCGAAGAGTGGTCTCTCTGAGAAGTTCAAAGCAGGCATCCTGCGAGACCTCGAAGCGGGGGTACAGAAGGACGTTCGTGCTCTGGCTGAGAAGATTGCAAAGGAGACTCGGGGATTCTCTTCTGAGGACCTTTACAAGGAGATGATTGGACCGGCTTTTGCGGAAGCCAAGAGAATGTTTGGGCACAACGTCGAGACGGAGAGTCGTACGACTGACGAACGGAGTGAGATCATTCGGACGCTGAGAGGGTCGGCTATGATGCGGGCTCGGTATGAAGCCGACAAGATCAAGCGTGAGGGATTGGCAGAAGACAAGAGTCGAGCTTCAACGAAAGACTAGTCGCCTTTCAATTCAACAGAAACAACTCCGCCCTGTCATTCTCAGTAGAGAGTAGGCAGCAAAGCGGCACCTAGAATCATCACAAGGAGGATAGGCTTATGTCTATCACGGAAACCCAGGCGAGTCGCCTGGACAACATGTGCAGTGCGGCGAAGAACTCTTCGATCGGCACTGCACTACGAAAGGCTCAGGTTGCCCTCGACACGTTCGAGGGACCGGGCAACGTCTACTATGTCAGTGGTGGAGCACTCGGCTCTGACGGCAACGACGGACTGTCGTGGGAAACGCCCTTCAAGACGATTCAGTATGCGCTGAACGCTTGCGTGGCGCATGACACGGTGGTCGTGGCTCCTGGAGACTACGGCGAAGACCTCATCACCAGAAGCGCGGCTGATGGACGGAACTACGGTGTTCGACTCATCGGAGCGAGAATCGGTCGGTCGATGCCGAGGATCTACCCGGCGACTCCTGCTACGAAGTCTGCGCTTCTGATTCGCACCCGTGGGTTCACGCTCTCTGGGTTCAAAATCAGTTGCGGTACGGCTGTAGCGGCTGGCGTGACGGTGGCGTACCAGTACGACAGAGACGAGACGACGGGCGTGTTCTCGTTCAACGCGGCGAGCACGACGAACCTCGGCTATGAAGCGACGATCGAGAACTGCTTCTTCGCCGCGAAGACTCCGGGAACCACTTTCGGCGGGTTGGACCTCCTCGGTGGTTCGTTCGACTGCACGGTGAAAGACTGCCTCTTCCAGGTTTTGCACACTGCGGGTGACACCGCTTTCGCGATTGGAACCACGGGAGCGGCGTTCAACATCGTCGAGCGGTGCCACATCATCGGGAACACCTTCATCGAGTGTGACAAGTACATTGACTTTGTGCTTGGTGGACTCGGTGGTGGGTCTCGTGGGTGTGTCATTGAGGGGAACACCTTCCTCGCGACCAGCACCATTCTTGGCTACAACTGCAAGCCGAAGATCAACCTCGCAGGAGCGGGCATCGGAAACATCGTGACCGGGAACTACATGGGTGGGACGTACTCGGCTGCTGCGGCTGAGTACATCCCGGCCACGGGTGGAACCGATACGTGGGGTGGAAACTTCACCACGACGGGCATGAGCACCGGAATTCCTGCGTAGGGTTCTAGCGTAAGCAAGCAGTCCTACAGAAAGTAGGACGTTGCCTCATTTGTGTCTCGTACACAACTTCAAGAGGTCGCTTAACGGCGGCCTCTTTGGTACCTCGAACATCACAACATCGTTGCATTCCCGAAGAGGGAAAGGATGCCTTCGAGATGCCAAAGAGTCCGCCGTAACTTCAATTCAGGATGAGGAAGAATCATGGCGAAGACAACCAACTACGGGAGGGTGATGGAGGTCGCGAGTCAGTTGACCTCCGCGAACTTCCTACCTTTTTCCAGCGACGTACGGTCCAGGGTAATGAAGGTCAGTTTCAACGTGATCGAGCGCATGACCGAGTCTGATTCTCTCATCAACGCCATTATCAACAAACGCTGCCAGCAAGTTCGCCCCTTCTGCAAAGTAGCCGTCGAGAGAAACGATACCGGGTTCAAGATCCAACCGAGAGGTGGCAAGGACACAAAGGGTAAACACGAGAAGCGGATAAAGGAACTCGAAGATTTTATGATGCAAACCGGCCACGAGTACGTAGCCGATAGAGAAGATGATCTTGCCGACTTCGTACAGTATTTGACTCGTGACGCGCTTGTGTACGACCAGAATGCTACAGAGATCCGTAGAACGAGAGACGGGAAGGTCTACGACTTCTGGTACGTAGACCCGGTGACGATCGTTCGCGCAATGCCTACTGACAAGAAGAGTGAGATGCGGCCTCGGGGTATGGCAGCGGGAACGATGCGGGGTTCTGAACTGAAAGGTGACGACATTCGTTTCGTCCAACGGGGAGAGAACGACAAGATCATTGCCCAGTACACTCCCGACCAGATGATCTTTGACTACATGCACAAGCGGTCCAGGATGCGGAACCGTGGTTACGGTTGGTCACTGTCCGAGCAGTGCATCGACGTTATCACGACCTTCCTTTTCGCAATGACCTACAACCGGGACTTGTTCCTTCGTGACAGAATCCCCAAGGGCTTCCTCGCCGTCATGGGTGACGTAGACGACAAGGCGCTTCGAGCTGTTCGCAATCACTGGGTCAACGAAATGACGGGCTACGGCGCGAAGTGGAAAATACCGATTCTTCCTTCGGGAAAGGATGGAGTTGGAATCGACTGGAAGCCGATGGGGCAGACCAACAGGGACATGGAGTACCTGAAGCTCCTCAGCATCATCATCGGACTCAAGTGTGCGGTGTTCGGGATCGACGCTGCCGAGCTTGGACTCAAAACGGAATGGCAGACGGCGTTGACGAGTGACAGCGGGGAAGCGAGAATCCAGGCGAGCAAGGACACGGGGCTTGCTGCATTGCTTGCCTACGTAGAGACGTACCTCAACAAGATCCTGATGAAGGTGGACAGCAACTACGTGTTCACCTTCACGGGGATCAAGAAAGAGGACGAGACCATTCGCGTGAACCTGCGGAAGGCTCGTCTTGAAACAGACACAACGATCGACGAACTGCGAGAAGAGGACGGGAAGGAACCTTTCAACGAGGAATGGAGTCAGCTTCCTCTCAATCCGCAAGTCGTGCAGATTTTCCAGCAAGCAAAGATGCAGGAACAACAGCAGGGGATGATGGGCGGGGGACCTGGGGGAGCACCCGGAGGCGCTGAAGGACCTCCTGAAATCGTTGAGGAGGGAGGAGAGGAAGGCGCGGCGGGTGCGAGCGGTCCATCCTACGAAGTAGAATCGAGCAACGCGAAGCTGGAGAACGCGGGGCAGAGTGAGAGCGCAAGCTCACCGGCAGACCTTGCTACGAAGTCGAAGAACTACGAAAACGCCTTCTTCACGATAGAGGTGTAGGGTGAGACTGGTTCTCCAAAAAGCACCTGCGAAGACGATACAGGTGATCGACGTGCTACGAAAGGCAAGCGAGATGAGGAAGCCTGTCGTGTGCCTTCCAGTCGTCGGGCAGGTCGTACTCATCAAGAGCAAGGGTCACGAATCGCTTTCCTGTCGAATCAGCGAGGTCAACGAGGACTTCGTGAGGGTGGTGGACGAACAGCGCCGCGTCTTTCGTGTGGATACGAAGGCGCTTGTGGTAGCGAAGAGTGAACCGACGAGTCAGCACAGGCTGATACTGAAGTCGAAGCTCGTTCGTGTTCCCGCATCGGCGAAGCACAAAGCGTATGTGAGGAATGACCCGAGAACGAAGAAAGCGAAGACGGGACTTTTACGGGTTCGAGAGATACTGACTGATGATTCGTCATCAGATGAGCTAGTGCGACGGGCACTTTTGTTTTCATGGCGAAAGGGAACAGGGACTGTCGGCGCAATCCTGCTACAGGAAGCTGTGAAGGATGAGCTACTTAGGGGAAGAGGTACGGTCTACTACACACCGGGGTCATACTCTCCCGTTTTCGACCCGTCTGATGAGGAGAAGCCTTATGTCGTGTCGTCCGTAATGCGGGAGAAAATACGAAAAGTTGTTCGGGGGCAGTATCGAGAGACTCAGAAACAACTGAAAGCACAACGGGGGGAGTGGCCGATCTATACACTCTACCGAGGAGTTGTCGAGGAAGGGTCACTTGGGAATGCTTTGACAAGTTGGTCTGATTCTCGCGAGGTTGCAGACAGTTTTGCTGGGGCTGTCCCTGTGATTCGACAGTATGTCCCTGCTCAAAGGATTTTTGCATCTGTTGGGACTGAGGGTGAATACCTTGTTCTTCCGGCAGAGGGCACCGAGAAGAGTTTCGAGAAGAGCGAGTATCAAGAGCGTGTAGGTAAGGAATGCGTACAGGCGTGTTTGGACACACCATACACCCCGTCTCAGAAGATGGACAGGCTGAAAGCAGAGTTCTTGAAAGAGGCACAGGCAAAACAGAGGAAGATTCGAGAAGAGGATGAGTGGGCGGAAGGTATCGAGCAGGGTAAGAAGTGGTCGGTTGTCCCCAGTGACTCAGCAGATGCGGCAGTGATGGGACTCGTTGAGAGGAACAGCTATCCGAGGGTGATGAACCCCGAGAAGAGGGTCTTTCGTGTGGACACGAAAGCGTTGTGTGTAGCGAAGAGTGGGCTGGCTGCACAGCACAAACTGATATTGAAAGCGAAGCGTGTCTACGTTGCCCCTTCCTTGGAGCACAGGGGCTACTTTCGCATGGACCCGAGGACGAAGAAGGAAGTAGCGGGGCCTACCAAGATCGAAGAGCCAAAGCCGGAAGTATCTGAAGAGAAGCCTTCGACCTCAGCCTTACACGGGCAGGAGATTGTTGACGTTGTGTCTGTAGTGGACACTCGGGACTGGGTAGAAGGTGACGACGACAAGTTCCATCCAGTTCCAGGATCGGGAACAGAGAACACTTGCGCTCGATGTGGAAAGCCTCACGAGATCCACGCAACGGTGAAGATGGCAGACGGTTCACAGGCAGTTGTGGGTGTGTCTTGTGCCAGAAAAGAATCCATCGAGAAGGAAATCAAGGCAAAGCTGGCAGCGGCACAGACAGGGAAGAGACTGGAAGCTGAGTTGAAAAGGGCGCAGGAGAAGTTGGTTCAAGCCGAGACAGCGGAGAAAAAGGCGAACGCTCTGCCCCTTCCTCCTTTGGAATTGACTGAGATTGACCTACAGGGTGGGGAGAAGATGCCTGTACTTAGGATGGGTGATGCAGAGGTGTGGCTTTCCTATCCTTGGAAACAAGGAGACCCGATCTCTGAGGAGAGGAAGAAGGCTGTAGAGTATTCTTGGAGAGACAAACGCTACAAAGAGTCGGGGCTTCCCCTTTCTGCTTATTCCTACTACCAAAGAGTCAAAGAGCTAGAAAAGTACCTTGCTCGTTACAAGAAACGAGTGGAGCTTGCTGCGGCAGGGGAGTTCGGGAAGGTAGAGAAGTCTCGGCATTCCTTGGTGCTACACCCCCAGAGCTTGCAGAAATCTCGGGAGGGACTCGTAGAGAAGAAAGTCCCGGTCAAGCTGAAGTCCGGTAAAACCGTCTACGCGATTCGGTACGTTCGGCAGGATCTAGGCCCTACGTGGTTGAGGCGACGTGAGAAACAGTCGTGGATCAAGGAGAGTGACCCTGACAAGGAGACGATCAGCCTTGCAGACAGGATGGTAGCCACACCGGAGTTTTCCCCGTTGAAGGAATACTTCACCAAGCAGGAGTACCCCGGTCTTGCTTTTGACCTCGTTGGTGGGGACGCCGAAAAGACTCGTCAGAGCATAACTACAGCGAAGGAATACCCGGCAGAGGTTGCAGCCTACGTTGGAAACAGCTTGGACTTCTGTTGGAGGATGTGGGAGAGAACTCACAAGGAAGATGCGAAGCTAGAAGCCGCAAAGCTTCTCAGACCAAAAGAGTTCGGAAAGAACTTCCCGACCTTCACGACATGGGCTGCGAAGCACTACGAAGACAAAGACCTCACGGCAGAGAGTATCCTTACTGCGATGCGAGACGCCATTCATCGAAACTCGAAGAAGTACACGATTCCTGAAGAGAGCCTGTTGGCTTTCGTTCAAGAGCTTGGACTTCGAGAAGAGAGTCGAGACTCCTTCACGCAGGGGGCACTGGACGAAGCGTTCAAGCAGAAGAAGCTGTCTCCAAAGCAGCTATCTAAGAAGTTCCCGAGACTGGGGGCCTTCAAGTGGTCTCGCAAGATCACGGTGAGAGAAGCACGGAAGATGGACCTCGCCTTTGAGGAGCTGGAGTTGGTTGCTCCAGGTGCCTTGAAAGCTCTAGGCCCAAAGCTTACGATCAAACCTCGACGGCTCGGGTATCGTGCGTTTGGTGGGTTGTTCCATCCCAACCTGAACGGAACGGGAGAGATCGAGATTGACATTCGATACCGAGAATCTTTCGCGCACGAGATGGGGCACGCTCTGGAGTACCTCGTGCAGAGAGCGAACCTGGAACCGGGAGTACCTACTGAACAAGCTTCTCGTTGGGTTGGTGGGGGAGCCTTCTTTACAAGAACCTACGTCGGTAGGAAGATTTGGAATGAACTGGTAGAGAAGGGAACCATCAAGAGGTTCGAGGGGCTGAAGTCAGGCATTCGCGCAGACTACTATGCGAGTCCTGTGGAAGTGTTCGCGAGGATCTTCGAGCAGTACACTGCGGGAAGGCTTGGGAAAGATCATCCGAATCGCGTTACTTTTTCTACACCCACTGCCTTCTCCTTGCAGTATTCCAACGCCTACCTGAACGAGAAGGAAGCCCAGGACATCCTGCCCCAGTTCGGGGAAGCCGTACGTACGGTGTTCGGTGAAACGATCCTGAAAGCAATCACGCGAAGATTTCGGTTCATCCTGAAGTCTCGACGACTCCTTCTACTTCAAAAGGGGAAGTCCTTTCCAACAGGAACGATTCGCTACTGGAAAGGCCAAGCGTTCAAGAAGCTTCCTACAGGGGAATGGGTCCCTTACAACCTGACCTACGGAAGGAAAGCGACTGAGGAAGAAGTAGATAAGGTCACGTCAGGAGGAAAGGGGCACAACGATCTTGAAAAGAGACCAGACGAGAATCCTCCCGACGTAGAGGAATCCTCGAAGGAGACTCCAAAAGAGGAAAAGCCCGTCGTTGAATCTACTGCCCCACTCAAAGAGCCTACCGCGAAAGAGAACCCTGACGGAACGAAGGTAGAAGAGTCTACCTACTCGGGAGAGCTGGACCCGAAAGCCCTTCTGGAAAAGGAACCTGGGCTGAAAGAGTTCTTTCAGAAAAGCAGTGAACCAACAGCCCTGCTTGATGCGGTAGCGATTCCTGCCTTTGGTGTGGGGAAGCGTGAGTACCGAAAAGAGGCCGCGATAATTCATCCCCTCCTTGCTCAAAGGCTGCGAAGCGACTACGCGCTGGCATTTCGTCTTTGGAAGTTGGCCGATACGGAGGGTAGATCGAACGTACCTGACTTCGAGGAGATAGAGAAGAAGTACCCCAAGCTGGCAGAGGCCGCAGGGAAGTACGCTACTCGAAGCGTAGAGACAAAGAGGCACTTTACAGGAGCCGTGTCGGGAATGCGGAAGTACGTCGATCGTCTTTTACAGTCTTCAATGAAGAGTGGGGACACGCGGGCGTTCGACATCTTGTCTAAGACTATAGCTTCTTGGGAAATCTCACAGGGTTCTCGGTATCGCTACAACGTCGTGATGAACCCAGGATACGCCGATGAGTTGGCGCGAAGATGGGTCGAACGGCAAAGAGAAGGAACGGCGAAGAAAATCTCTACGGGGGAGTTCAAGAACCTGAAGGGGATCAAGCTGACGGGTAAGGGTCTTACGAAAGCGCAGGTAGGAATCCTTGACCAGTCTGTTGGTGAGGTCTTGGAGCGAGTTCCTACAGCGAAGGATCTTGCAGAGCGCACGGGCCTTTCAATCAAGGTGACTACGATACCCAGCAACAAGGCGTCGGGAGTCTACGTTCCCGCCAAGAACTACATCGAGCTGGACTTTCGATCACCGAACGCTCTAGCGCATGAGTGGTGTCACTTCTTCGATCACCAACTAGGGGTGTCTTTGTCTCCTGCATGGAAGGAAGGGGTCGAGAAGGCGAAGGAAATAGGGTGCTACTCACGATGGTTGTCTCTCGGGTACGTGTCGCCCCCATCCTCTGAGAACGAGTCCAAAGCGCAGGCGCTCATTGCGAAGATGGCAAAGAACTTTCTTGTGAAAGGGGAGCATCCACCAAACTACTACGATGTAGTAGCCGGGTTGTCTCTTGCAAGAGAAGGAGAAGCCTACTGGAAGTACCTGAAGACCCGCTACATGGACATAGGGGGTCTGACTGAAGCCGAGATGAGGGAGATTCGAGACCTACAGGGAACTTCGATAGTCAAGGATCGAGTCTTGTACAGCGACATGGTGAAGAAACACGCCAAGAAGGCGGGCTCCTATGGATCGTACCTCTGTGAGTCAGGAGAGATGCTGTCCAGGTTGTTCGAGCAGCACGTAGCAACTCGTTCAAAGGATAAGCTTCTCGTTTCAGCACATGCAGAGAAATACTACCAGACCAGGAATGGCTACTTCACCGAGGAAGAGTACAAGACGCTTCTACCCTACATGGAAAGGGCCTTCGAGGAAAAGGGTGGAAAGGGATTCTTGAAGTCCGTCATGCGGAGAATGCTTTACATACAGAAATCCCATGAAGGTCTCACAAGGAAAAAGGTCACGGTGCATGGGAAGGGGAAAACCTTTCAAGCTGACCGATGGGTGAGGACAGGGGAAGAGGAAGCAGAACCTACAGCCACGTCCCCGAAAACTACCGTTGAAGGGGTTCATGTTGAATACGACCACGGAGCGGGTAAAGAAGAATCTGCAAAGAGCGTGAAGCTCGCGGCAGCGGGTCTTCGAGAAACCTTGGGTGTCTTCAAGGGACTGGGAAAGAAGATGAAGTCCTTTGGAGCAACAGTACGAGTGGGGAAGATCAGCGGATTGGGTGCTGCCAACGCTCTCTACCAGGCGACCGACAAGGTGCTACTCTTGGATGATGAGCGTGGGAAAGACAGCCTTGTACATGAGACGGGGCACCTCATGGACCAGATGTTCCAGGTGACAGGAAGAATTCTACCGAAAGAGAGCTACGATCGAATCGAGAAGATCATTCAAGAGCGCAGGTCTTCACAGCACCGCTACATCAGCAACGTCTTGTTTCGTGCGTCGATTGCTGGGGACAAAGAAGAGATCGAGGAAGCTCTTCGAGGATCTATGCTCGACCTCATTCCTGCGGTGAAAGAGGAACTGACTCAGCTACTTACCCCGAAACCGTCTGTGGCGTGGACGGCTCTGTACTCTTATGAGCAGACAACCTCAATGGCCCTAAAGGTTCCTACCTTGGAAGAGGCGGGAGACCCCGGAATTCAGTACACGTCGTACATCAACCGAGAACCCGAAGTGTGGGCAAGGATGCTGAACCAGTACTTTGCCTATCGGTACTCGAAGACGAAGGGGAGCGAGAAGCCTACGTCGTCTGATTCCTACCAGCAGATGATCGACGCGAAGTCACACTCAGATGTTCGCTTCGCAAGTGAAGCAGAGAAGGTCGGGTTCAAGTACGCTCCTCGACACTTCATGGACGACAAGGAGTTTCAGAAAGCAGTTCCGTTGATCGAAGCCTGTTTGAAGGGGACGGGGTTCATCAAGAGCATCTTGCGCGTCCTGGAACTTTTGGGGCAAGGAGAAAGAACATGAAATGGCGATTCGTTATTCTGTCGAAGGCGAAGCACGACCCTATTCAGTCAACCATCCTCGCGTTCCTTCAACAGAACCCGAACCCCTCTGACAAACAGGTCCACAAACTAGCAGACAGCCTGGAGATGGACCCGAGTGAGCTTGAAGAGAAGGTGTATGAGATCCTGGGTTCGTTTGCAAGCAGTGGCAGGGCGAAGTCGAAGGGGATAACGGAAAAGGACGTAGACGCGAAAGAGCTTGCGATGGGTGTCAAGGTCGAGATGGAGCACACGACTTCACCCATCATGGCGAAGAGGATCGCACTTGATCATCTTTCCGAGCTAAAGGATTATTATTCTCGTTTGAAGAAGATGGAATCCAAGAAGGAATAGGCGACGTGCCTGTACTCGTTTGTGGAAAGTCTACCTCAAGGGGAGTTTCGGCGAAGAGACCGAAGCGTGAGGGGAATCGGCTGAAGAAATCCTGGGTGGATGATCTTCACGCATACCACGAACTCAAGTACGGCCACAATGACAACGCAACACGGATGAAACTGACGCTGCGAAAGGGGACGAACGATGCAAGTGCTCCTCAAGGTGTCTAACGTCACAGAGGAAAACAGGAAAGAGAAGTTCGTAGCCGGGGTAGCAGAGCTGGCGAAGGCTCTCCGGGTTCCTTCCAAGTTGAAAGACGAGAGCGCCCAGCACGAAGTTCCGTTGAAGGCTGTAGCGAAGTCAGAGGAAGAGTACCTCGACCACATGCGGCAGGTGTTTCGAGAGATCACGATGCTTGTGGCGAAGAGGTTGGGGCTACTCGCGAAGTCTGAGGTTCCTTTCAGGTTGGGAACGAAGGTTGTTATCATTCCAGAGACAGGAAAGATCCTGTCGCAGAAAAACTGGGATGCGTTCGAGGCCGCGATTGACGGCTACCTCGAAGTCCGCGTCAAGGGCCTGGCCGAGAGGATGGCGGCGAAGCAGGTTGCCCTCGGTAGGATCATGGCGAGGATGGAGGCTGACGCGGTAGACCTCGACAAGGTAGAGCTGAAGGACATCAAGCAGGCTCTTCCTACCACAACGAAAGCAGCACAGAAGCAACTTCCTCCAGAAGCAAGAGACAGACAGGTATTCTCTGAGAGACGTGTGGCGCAGTACGTAAAGGGCGTGAGTGAGAAGGTACGCAACGACATCCTGCACGTCATAAACGACGGGGTAGCGAACCGAACCCCACGAGGAAAGATGGTCCAGCAGCTCCTTGAACTCGACGGACACTGGAACAGAGATTGGCGCAGGATCGTCGAGACAGAGAGTCAAGACCTGTGGCAGGACGGGGCGCTGATTGAGGAGCTGACACAGGCAACACCCGGAGAGCCTATCTACATGGTGGGGTATGGCTCACCGGGGGCGTGCCCGGTGTGCAAGCAGCAGATCATCAACAAGGTCGTTCGGTTGTTCCCTGTACCACCACCAGACGGGGGAGAGAGAATCCGAGACACCTACACAGACACGGCAATCTGGCCGGGGAAAAGCTCAGTGGGGCATGGAAGAGAAGTGTGGGCGGCGATCAGCCGACATCCCCACTGCCGCTGCCGCTGGGTTCGTATCTCAATGAGTGAAGCACACAAGCGAATACAGCCCGCCTAGCTATTCCACAAACACGCAAGATTCTTGATACCAGTAGAAGGAGTCTCCCATGAGTACGAAAGTAGGATACTCGTACATCACCATGAACAGTGTTCTGTTCAAGGCAGATGCCACGGACAAGGACATTTTGTACATCGAAGCAAGCAATCCACAACAGGACAGCCAGAAGGAAGTCGTGTTGAAGAGTGCTCTTGAAGCAGAGACAGAGCACTTCCTCAAGGTCGGGGTAGTCTCGTACGACCATCAACACAAAATCAGCAAGGACCCCTCCTTCATCGTTGGTGAGCCTCTCGACGTGAAGTTCTCTGCTGACGACAGAACGCTCGTGAAGGCTCGCATGTACAACACCAAGTACGGTACAGCTCTCATGGAGCTGGCGAAAGCGAACTCTTCTCGTCTTGGAGCTTCGATTGGTGGGTACGTCGTACAGCGAACGCAGAAGTTCGACAGGGCGTTGCAGAAAGCAGTCCCGACGATCGCACGGCTTCTGTGGGACGAGGTGGCACTGACTGCAAAGGCTGTGAACGAAGGCACGACGGTAGCCGGTGGTGGACGTGGGGTGTCTGTGATGCCCTTTCCTGAATTCAAGAAGGCTTGGATCGAAGACCCGAAAGAGCGTGAGGAAATCGTGAAGGCTCTCATGGCTGGCTACGGAACAGACAGTGCAACCTTCACAGGTGGAAGGTCTCTTCAGGAAGAGTCGTTCCAGGGTGCGAAGAAGAAAAAGCGAGAGAGGATGCAGCACGCTTTCAAGTGCCTTCTCTCGAATCTCGGCAAGGCGAAGCACTTCGATTATTACGAACTAGAGCGCATATGTAGAAGCTACGGTGTGGAGGAAGAGACACCGAACATGGCCCGGCTCATCGTGCAGAGCAAGGGGAACGTGAGAAAGGTTCTGTCATGCTAACAGAACTGCTTCGAGAACGTGCCCGTCGAGAGGCGGTGCAGAAAGCCTTGATCGTGAACGGACTCCCTTTGTCGAAAGGCAAGAAGCTCCCACCGGGAACTGTGAGAACCTGGAAGGGTCAGGTGTGGAAGAAGGTAGCGGAGGGGAAGTGGGAGAAGGTGAAGGGAGAAAAGAAAGAGGAATCTTCCTACCGTTCTGGTGAACAGATTGAGCGGGAGAAGTCTGAGTACCGAGATAAAGCTATGGAGCCATTCATACAGAGGGCCACCAAAAACGCTCTTCAACAGGTTCGATGGTTCTCCAATCACAGTGGGAGCAAGACGCTTGACCAACGCCTTTTGTCCGAGGGCCTCATCAAAATCGAAAGGGGCTGGCCTCTGCTGACACCAAAGGGAAAAGAGAAACTCAAGGAACTTGGTGGGTTGGATAGGGACCCCTCCAAGGAGGAAGAGAAGGAAATGTCCTCGTCTATGAGAAACACGGGAAAGACAAAAGACGCTGAAGGAGAGAGGCCCAAAGGCTACGCCGCTGTTCGTGCTGAAGCAGAACCCAAAGAGGAAGAGGCCCGAAAGAAGTTCCGTTCCCTTCCAGCAAAAGAGCGTGAGGGGATGGGGGAGAAGCCTTCAGCGAAGACCATGGACGAGGCGACTGTGGGAAGTGGACTTTTCAGAGACCCGAAACCTCAAGGACTTGCCGCAGAAGCAAGGGAGCGGGGGGTATCCGTTGCACAGGTGATGCGCGAACGCGGTGTGGCTAGGGTGGAGCCGAAGGGTGAGGAGAAACCCACTACTCCCGAAGGACACGCGATGAAGATTGCCCGTGACACTCTCCGTATGCCCGATGCGATGGCCGGTGTGATGGGGGGGCCAAGCAAGGCAGAGGCGAGGAAGCGTCTTGGTGAGGAAGAGTCAGTAAGGATCGAAGGGAAGAAGAAAAAGTAGGAATCACTCTAGGCACTTCTCAGGTCTACGGACGATAGACCCTGAGCATCCTAGCCAGTCGATACAGTGCAACACAAACACATTCAGGAGGAAAGAAGAATGAAACTGATGGATCGCGCGCGGCGACTGTTGAAGTCGGTCACGGCGGCTGTCGAGCCCACCGCAGAAGAGCTTGAGAACGCTCCCGAAGAGGAGAGCGCGGGTTCGGAAGTGCGGAAGGCGTTCGACGCTGCGGCGGCTGAGCTTCAGTCGGAGATCGGTGGAGACGCCGAAGAGAACGAAGACGAGGTGGCTGAGGAGCCCATCGTGAAGGCGAAGGGAAAGAAAGCCCCGCCGGTCGAAGAGGAATCTGAGGAAGAGGACGAGGAAGAGGAAGGCGAAGAGGACGAGTCGAAGCCCTTCAAGGGCAAGAAGGCTCCTCCGTTCATGAAGAAGTCTGTCGAAGCGGCTGTCTCGGAAGATCCCGAGAGTGAGGCGGCGATGGACGTTGAGCCGTTCCTGAAATCCCTCGTGAAGGGAATCGATCGACGCATTGACGATCAGGCGACTCAGATTCGAGACATTGCCGAGACCAACGAGGCAATGTACTCCGTGCTGAAAGTCCTTGCGAAGGCCGTTCTCATGTCGGGGGAGATCACGAAGAGCGTGCATGAGTCTCTCGAAGCGATCGGGTCGGTTCCCGAGCCTCGCAAGGGGCAGCTCACTCTGATGGATCGGTTCCAGAAGAGCGGGGCGGATGCGACGGACTACGATCCTCGCGTTGCGAGGGCTACGCTCACCGAGCTTGCGAAGAGCAAGAAGCTCGACTCGCGTCAGGTCGGCGTCGTTGAGATGCGACTGAATCACGGCCAGGAACTTCCTGACTTCTTCATTCCGTTCATGGAAAAGAAGTCTGAGTAGTACGGGCTGAAGAAAGAACGAAGGAGGAAGCAGCAATGAGTATGGAATACGGAAACGCCGCACTGAACGTGCTGGCGCAGCAGGCGGGAGACGGGTTCGCGATTGCGAACGATCTCGTCCTTGAAGACCTTCAGAAAGCCCTTTCTGCGGGTTACGGAACGGACGCGGCGTCGTTCACAGGCGGTCGATCGCTGATGCCCGAGTCGTTGGACACGACTCTCGTCAGCGTTCTGCATTCGGTGGATGAGTCGAAGCTCTTCCAGCGACTGAAGAAAGAACCTGTCGGTTCGACGGTTCACCAGTGGACGAAGCGGACGGAAGTGGGCGCGGATGAAGGCGTGTTCGTGTCGGAAGGCGGGACCTCTCAGACGATGAACCAGACGCTCGCTCGCAAGACGCTGAACATGAAGTACATCCAGACCAAGCGTGAAGTGACGCTCCAGATGGCGACGGCGAAGAGCATCGAGGACGCCCAGGCGCTCGAACAGAACGCCGGTATGCTCCAGATCGTTCGTGTGGTGGAGAAAAACTGCTTCACTGGCAATGCGACGCATGTGACCGAGCAGTTCGACGGTCTCGAAGCCCTCCTCACGACCAACGTGATCGACATGCGGGGCAAAGACGCGACGACCAGCACGTTCGAGGACAAAATGTCGGAAGGTTGCAGGAGAATCCGCAACTACTTCGGCAAGGCGACTCTGAGCCTTTCGAGCACGATGGTCATGGAAGATCAGCAGAAGCTGCTTCGTGACAGACTGCGCGTTCGACCGGGCAAAGAGACGGACGGCGCGACCGTGTTCGACTTCTACCCGACGAAGTTCGGCCGACCGGAACTGCAGGACGACGTGTTCCTTCAGGAAGGTAGCACGCCGGTCACCGGCAGCCTCGCCGGAATCCCGACCGTTCCCACAGTCAACTCGATCGCGGCGGCTGCCCTTGCGGGTGGCTACTTCGTGGCGGCTGACGCGGGAACCTACTACTACAAGATCGTGGCGACGAATGCCTACGGGGATTCGGTTGCAACGGCTGGGTCGAGCGTGGTCGTGGCTGCGGGAGATCGAGTGACGATCAACGTAACGGGTGGCGCGACTCTCGGCACCTGCTACAAGATCTACCGATCGAAGAAGAACGCGGCGGATGCGACGGACTGTCGCTACATGAAGACCGTGACGTACACGGGTGCCGCTCAGAACCTCTACGACACGAACTCGGACCTTCCGGGAACGTCGAGCGTGTACCTTCTGAACATGGACCCCAACTACGACGCGATCGAGTGGAATCAGTTCCTCCCCGCGATGAAGTTCCAGTTGTACCCAAATTCTTCCGCCGTCTATCCTTTTCTTGTTTTGCTCTTTGGCGCGCTCGCTGTAAAAAAAGAAGAGCAATGTGTACGTATCCGGAATGTAGGATACAGCGGTTTGAGTTGGTTCTAGCCTACACTGAAAAAGTTCAAGTGAGTCAGAACATGTAGCCCCGTTGGGGACTACATAGAATGTAGATAAGGTCTCATGCGACGGCTTGAGACTGAAGTCCAACCGGCACCCACTGCTTGCTTCAGTGGGTGCCGGTTGGCAACCCTTAAAGCAAGAATAGGGATAAAGAACCATGACTGTACCCCACAGGTTCACCGCTAAGCAGAAAGAATCCATCAAGAAAGACTACGTTCTAGGAAGAACCACCAAAGAGATTGCGCTACGTTATGCGTGTGGCGTACAAACTGTGCGGAGAATCCTTCGCGCTTTGAGCGTACAGTGGCGTACCACACCTCCCATGCTAGGGAAGAAGCACTCGGTAGAGACCAGAAGAAAAATTCGGAGGTCTTCACCAAAAAGGGAAAAGGCCCATGCTTGGAGAGGAGGTCGTGCCCATGTTCAAGGGTACGTACAGCTACTCGTACCTACTCACCCCAAATGCAACTCTCGTGGGTACGTCATGGAGCACCGATTAGTTATGGAGAAGTTCTTGGGGCGGTATTTACACCCCAAAGAGGGAGTTCACCATAAAAATGGGTGCAGAGAAGATAACCGACTTGAGAATTTAGAGTTGGTAGCTAAACCCGGAAGGCACCTTGCCCACGCAACGTGTCCTTACTGCCAACGATCATTTGCTGTTCGCTAACCCAAACTTACCAAAGATCACTAAGCAGGGCATCTAGCCCCGCTGAAATTCTCCAGGAGGACGAACCATCATGGCCAAGACGATTGACGACGCGAAAGCCCCGAAGACCCCGAAGCCGAAGGCTAAGAAAGAAGCTGAGGTTGTAGCTGAGGGGGAAGAGAAGACGCCGCAGGAGCGTCTTGACGAAACGGTTGAGGGAGTGAACGAGGCTCTGCCGAACATTCCTGACCTTGCTGCCGTCAACGACCCGGTTGACCCCGACTCTCGAATGGGTGTTGCTGACATCACGACGAATGCGAACAAGCCCCTCGACCCGATTGTTGCGAAGAGCAAGGACGGCAACGTTCGTATCTTCGCTCCTGAACTTCGTGGTGGTCGAATGTTCGTGTCTGGTTTCGACGGGCAGATCCTCTTTGACTCTCATGGAGAGGCTGTCGTGTCGGTTGCTGTTGCTCAGAAGCTCATTTCCACCAACTCCACTATCTCTCTCGCCTAGCATTCCAGTCTAGCACCTAACTAGGCGCGTTTGCTTCTGCCTCGCGCGCCTACTGACACGCGCTACCCCTCCCGGCAAACGCGCCTAGTTAGTTTCTACTTCCACAACAGGAGAAAAATCCATGCCGAAGAAAGACTACTCAGGTCGTGACCTTCGCCTCGACGAGATTGCGAATTTCATTGCTGTCGACGTTGACGACGATGGAAACCCCGACGCCGTAGGTGTCTGCAATCCCGATGGTTCCCCGGTGGGAGCCTCAGCTCGTCTCATCGACGACTGTGAAGTCTACACGGACTGGTCTGCTGTAGCGGCCAGTGCTGCGGACACGATCGCTGCGAGCACGACGCACAGGATCGGAGCGAAGTCGGTGTCGTTCGCGAAGAACGGAACCGCTGTGATTGCTGCGATTCAGAAGTCGTGGCCCGTCGCGATCAACTACGGAGTGGAGGAGGCGGCGAGGGAGGCGATTCAGTGGACGATGTACCTGCCAACGGTGGTAGGTGTCACGAACGTTTTCATTCGCCTGGGAAAAGACGCTACGAACTACGCGCAGGTGACGGTCCCTGTCGCTTCTTTGAAAGGAGCACAGTGGAACAGAATCTCTGTTCAGTTCCTCGACGACACAGCCTGGACGCAGGTTGGCACGGGCTTTGACACGGCGGATCTTCGCTACATTGCTATTGGAATCACGACGGCGGCTGCCGCAACGGCGATTGCAGGAATCCTTATCGACAATATCTTGTCGATCGACTATGTAGAGACGAACATGCGTGCGTCGATCACCGTTACGACGGCGGGTGTCACGAAGATCGAGGGTGGAGTCGGAGGGGCGATTCTCGACGTGACGGCAGATGGTGGGAACAACGCCGCCTTCGTGCAGTCGAACAGCTTGGCCACCGAAGTAACAGTGGCTACTCTCGCCACAGAAGCCACCGCAGCTACTCTAGCTACTGAGGCGACTGTTGCAACGCTTGCCACGGAAGCGACCGTTGCTACGCTTGGGACTGAAGCTACGTTGGCAACGTTGGCTACCGAAGCCACGACTGCAAAAGAAGCCACGCTCGCGTTGGTCGCTACCGAGGCGACTCTTGCTACGCTCGCAACAGAAGCCACGACGGCGAAGGAGGCGACTCTTGCTCTGGTTGCGACAGAGGCCACTCTCGCAACTCTCGGGACAGAGGCGACACTTGCAACGCTTGCAACGGAAGCAACAGCAGCGACCCTCGCGACCGAGGCCACCGCAGCGACGCTGGCGACCGAGGCTACGACGGCGAAAGAAGCGACGCTGGCTCTTGTCGCGACGGAGGCCACGACCGCAAAAGAGGCAACACTCGCGCTGGTAGCCACGGAGGCAACGGTATCCACCCTCGCCACCGAGGCGACCGTCGCAACATTGGCGACAGAGGCGACCCTCAGCACAATCGAGAGCGAGACATCCAACATAGAGTCTAGCGTCGATGAGATGAAGAACGTCGTCTATGCGAACGATGCCGTCGTTGGAGTGGGAAAAGGGAACCTCGGTGCGGCAAAGTACGAGGCCGCGCTCACTACGGTCACCGCAGGAAACGCTGCTATATCGAAGGCGGACCAATATGGAAGACTGCACGTAAACGTATCCGCCGCCGACGCAGGGTTGGCCACGTCCGCGAAGCAGGACACGGGGAACAGTTCGCTGTCAAACATCGACGGGAAGCTGGGGACGCTCGGCCAGAAGGCCATGTCGGGGTCAGCCCCGGTGGTGATGGCGAGCGACCAGAGTGCTCTGCCGACTAGGGGTGAGGTGGTGTTGCTTGGGAGCTACACCTCGTCTGGTTCGTGGAATCTGATCGGAGGGGCGACGAACTTAGGCACGCGGGACTCTGAGGGTGTCCGAGGCACGAATGGGATTAAGTTTGATGGTGCGGGTAGTGGCGTCGGAGTGTACTGCGGGATTGAGACTACCTTCACAGCTGTAGGGGTCCCGAGAACGGCACGGAACATTCAGTTGCGCGTTATTTTCTCTTGCGTCGATGGTGCTACGTATGGGACTTTACAAATTAGGGTTCGCGCCGGAGCTAACGAGCGGACGTTCACCGTACCGCAATCCAGTCTCCTGTCTTACTGGAACGTCGTGTACATCCCGTGGGAAGACCCCTCTTACGCTTTGTCGGTCAACACGTTACCGAGCGAAGCGGCATTGACGCGGGTCTACTTTGAGGTCGATGACACTTCTGGATCGACATACATCGTCAATGAGATTTCCCTCTGCGCGACCTATGCACCCCTTGCGGACAAGTATGGCAACCCGATCACAAGCAAGGACGAGGGGTCTGCTGTCCAGTCCATCGACACGAATGTACGGTCGAACACCGCCCAAGCGGCTTCCGACGCGGCGGCTCCCGCGCAAGTAGTGGCCCTTGGAGCGAAGTACGAGTCTGCGCTGACCTCGGTCGGTACGACGAACGACATCACCGCGCTGAAGGCCACGAAGGACGGGCGGCTCATCGTGGAGGAAAAGGACTCCGCGACGCACTGGGAGTACCACGGGAACTTCGCGGCGGCGCAGACAGACCTCGTCTTGAAGGCCGCGCCGGGAGCGGGGCTGAAAATCCGCATCCTCGGCTACTCCATGAGCACGGACGCCGCCGTGTCCTTCAACGTGCAGGACGCGGACGACGCGACGGTGCTCGGGACGAAGTACCTGACGGCACGGCAGACGATCCACGTCGAGAGATGCGACTACCGCGCCCCGACGAACAAGGCGCTGGAGTTGGACACCATAGGGGCGGTGAACCATTCCATCGACATCCACGGCGATGTGGTGCCCGCGTAGGAGGACGGCGTGAAACACGCGGTCTATGAGTCGGCCACGGGAAGGATCGTGGCTGTGTTCGATGAGGCGATAACGGCTCCGCTTCCTGCAGGTTGCGCGAAGACGGCGGTGGAGAACCTCGACGCCTCCGCGACGTGCCTGTCGGTGGTGGCCGTCGTAGCGGACGAGCCTCTGGACGCCGGGGAGGAGGGCGCGACGGTGAAGCCCGACGCACTGACCTTCTCCGCGCCAAAGACGGTCAACTGCAACGAGGAACTCCTCTTGACGGTGCAGGCGGTGGACGGCGACGGGAACCCCACGATGCTGGAAACCTCCTACGACATCAAGGTGTCGTGGGGGTGCGACGTGCTTCTCAACGAGGAGCGGGAGTTGGTGGCTGGGATGGACGTGGTGTCCATCGCAGTCCCGGCCAAGCGACCGCTGATGGGGGGAAAGGAACAGCCCTACTCGATCATGGTGTCGGTGTCGGACGGCGTACACCGGGGATGTTCGGCGAGGGTGGAGGTTCCCGAGAAGGACGATGGGGGCGCGGTTGTCG